TATATATAGTCCCGTTCGGGACGGTGAATTGATACGACGGCAACCCGTGCGGGAACCGTCAAAAAAGATAAAAGAGGGTAGGCGTCATGTGCCTACCCATAAGTTAGTGAACTCGCCCGTCTGAACCCTCAAACAGCTCGGGGTGCTGTTGGCGAAGGACGGACATGACTTGATTAGTCGTTTTCGATTTGGCGCGGGACGTGTCCACGTCGTCACTATCAAGCGAAGCTCGAGCTTCAGCCCACATATCCGCCATCGAGTCGGGGTCGTAGCCCTCAATCTGATTAGCCCCAGCTTTAAACTCGGGGACTATCTCGCAGTCATCCTTAAAGTGGGCTTTGAACGACGCTGTGTCGGCAGAACGGTATACGAAGCCGCGCGACGCGAGCATGAAGCAGAAGATACACGTCGTAGCACCCGTCGGAACTCGGCCAAATCGGACACCCCTATGGGGCTCTTTCTCGACAGCTCGAGCGATAGTGGTTCGGCCATGCTGATGGACGTTGCGCTCGACCACATTGTTCAGATACTTGAGAAAACCCTCGGGGTCGTAGCGTTCGGCTTCAGGAAAGAGCATATCGGCCTTCGCACGAATGATACGTCTGAGCTGATAGTCGTCGTTAGGGTCTTGCTCGAACGGATTGACTTCAAAAAGGTCATCGAACCACCGGAGCCGAACGGTGTTATACCATTCCTCAGCAGCACTCGACCCGAGGTTCCCATAACGATGGACGATAGCTTGCGTTAAGTCAACCAGCGCGTCACGTCGAGCGGCGGGCGCAAGGTCTTCGGTTTCACGCCATACCATACCAAGCTCGCGTTGGGCTTGCTTGATAGCTTCCTTCTGCGCGTCGGCAAGGGTCTGGACGTCAGCTTTCGTCAGCGTTGGTTCCGTCATCAGCCTTACTCCTTGCCACCAGCGCGTCCAACACGCTCGTCGCCCTCGCATTGGATTCGTCACGCTTCAGGGATTCAATCTCAGCAGTGGAGAAGCCCAAGCGGTGATAGGCCACGGACGACGTGGCGTAGGTGCTGTTCAGTCCCGCGATTTTCACGTAGGCATCAGCACGCGCACCGTCGGAAATCTCTCGCGTCGGCATGAACACCGGTCGAGCCGTTTTTAGCTCGTCAGGAATCTCGGTCAAGCCATCTCGCAGAACGATAAGCATTTGAAGCAAATGCTTGAGCTGCTTACCAAAAATACGATTCTGCCTATCAGCGCGACGGGTCATCTTGCGTTCCGCCGCCGCCATCGCTTCGGCTGACGTCGGATTGCTCATGGTAATGCCGAGCGAATCGACGGGAAGGTCAGTGTCAGAAGCAACGAGCAGAGCGATAGTCTTGAGCATGTCGCTATGTGGCGTCATCGACGCTTGCGACACCTGCTGCATGGTAGGCTTCTCGCCTTCCTCGTCCGAGTTAATACCGTTAATCGCCGAGACGAGATTGGACCATGTGTCGGCGTCGAAAGCATCACGATTCACACCCAAGAACCAGAGCTTTGGGACGGAGTAGAACTCGGCGCTTGCTTCCATGCGCACCATCGTACGAAAGCCCATATCTGTTGCCGACATTACAGCACGCGAGATTCGCGAATTACCGAGCGGACGGCTGAGCTGAGGGTCAGACACGAACGGCACCACAGTTGGCGCTGGATAGTTCGTCTCGCTGACCTCGGCAAACCATTTGCCGCCTACTTTCGTGAACTGATAGCTTCGATACGGCAAGAACACGTTAAACGCCGTCACGATACCTTTACTGGTAGCGTCGGTAATGGTCATCGCTGAAGCGATACGGTTACGCTGCCCATCCCAGATGGCTGCGCTATTCTCAGCGGAGCGTGGGACGACAACAAGCTGACCATCCTCGTCAGACGTAACCGTTAGAAACGCACAACCGTAAATATAAGCAGAGACCACAGCTTGGTCTACAGCGTCGCACAGGTCGAGTTCGTCTACCAAGGTAGACACGTCGTACTCGTCGTAGTCACCGACGTCAAACCCGTCGAACACCGTCAAATCAGCAAGCGAACGAACAGCCTTGGACGGCCAGCCAATGCACGCCGTGACCTGCGAACGAATCGCGGCGGGCACGCTGATACCGAAGTCCTTCAGCCCATACGAGCACGAGTAATAGCCGCCGCGAATGAGATTACGCGGGTAGTGGTCGTACCATACTCGAATCAAATCATTAACGGTTGCAAGGTCGGCGGCGTCCTCGAGACCCTCAGCCTTGTTTATCGAGAACCGCTTGAGCGGGTACTTGGTAGCTGAACTAAAGATACCTTCGTCACTCACAGTGCGAACTCCTCGTAATCGTCGTAATCGTCATAGACGAAGGACTCTTCGTCGTCGTAATCGTGCAGAATGATTACATGCTTTGCGCTCTCAATGAGCGGGGCAAGCTCCTTAACCCAAATGCCGCCGTCACGCGCGTCCACGATAACACGGTCAATCCCAGCCCAATCACGGAATGACTCGGCGAGCCCGACAGAAACGCAACCGTCTTTTTTATCAAAATGGAAGAACGATTCAACCCAAATCGGTGCAGCTTCAGTTTCCTTCAATAGCTCATGCACCTGAAGCCAACTCGGGCAAATCCAAACGGTATGATGACCGTTCTCTGCGAGGAACAGTTCATAAGAGAGCGAGGTGTCGTCGATATCTTCAATCATGTCTTCTCCTTATATATATATGTATATGTCTATCTCCACGCGCGTTGTACACGTCCGGGATGGCGTTTGCTTGTGCGAGCAACTTGGTACGCGAGTGCGCACGCTTCCAGCGGGTCTGTGTCGATGGATTCGCGTGACGGTTCGTAGGCGAACGCGCCTGAACGTCCAATCGGACGGTGTTTAGCGTAAGAAATCGCCGTGTCCAGAATTGGCTGTTTGAACTGTGTCAGTTCACCGTTGTTGATGGCTTGCTCGAACATGGCGCATGAATCACCTACGAGCGAAGCGCCGGAGGTTCGCAAGACTTTGCTACTCACGCCCGCATCGTGCAGTTTTGCAACCATGTTTGCCGCACCCGCGCGCCCGTCAATCGCAATACCGAGTGAAGCACGCCATCGACTTAAACCCTCGTGGTTCGGGTCGTCGGCAGTCAGCCAGTCAACCAGCCAGTCAAACCCATATTTGAGCGGCTTATAGTCAATCAGCTCAACGTGAGGCTTCGCGTCTTCATCGCTTGGCTTCAAGCAAGCGCAAAGGGATACACGCGAACCGTCCACAGCAAATTTGATGGCGTAGGCAGCGTAACCGTCCGTCGGCGGGTCGTCGGTAGCGCACTTGTTCCAAGCTTCGATGTTCATGTCCGTATCGAAATCAATGTGCACATCCCACCAGCCCAACCGTTCGCGAGCAAACGATTCGGGCGTGAAGCTATCAGCTTCACCTGCGATTACTTCTTCAGAAAGTCGAATACCGAGCGCCGGGTTAGTGAGAGCCCAACGCTTCTTATCATGAATGTCGCCTACTTCATCAACAGACCACTCGAACCACGCCAAACGTTTCGGCGGCTTCTCTTCATGCGCTTTCTTATACAAGCGAATCAGAACGGTTCCCGGCGAGGACGGCGGCGTAGGCGTCCCCATATAAATTGTCTGCGGATTGTGCGACGGTGCGGCGGATATGACTGGGCGAAGAGCTTCGAGCTGCTCGTCGGTGAGTTCCTGCGCTTCGTCCATTACGAGGTCGTCTACCGTGAAGCCACGGCCTGAAGACTTCGAGCGTGCGATAA